TTCGGCTGGCGCCAGCCCATCGTGGTCGACAAGGATGGGGTAATCGTGGCCGGCCACAAGCGGCGCGAGGTGGCCATCTCCCTCGGTCTGACCGAGGTGCCGGTGCATGTGGCGAAGGATCTCACCGAGGCGCAGGCCAAGGCGTACCGGCTGATGGACAATCGCTCCCAGGACGACAGCGAGTGGGACGAGGAGCTGCTGGCGTCGGAGATCTTCGACCTCTCGGCCATGGATCTCGACCTGAAGCTCACCGGCTTCGAGCAGCGCGAGATTAACCAGTTTCTGGCTGCCGCCGGCGAGTCTACTGGCACGGGCGATCCGGACCAGGTGCTCGAGCCTCCGGCCGTTCCGGTTAGCGTTCCTGGCGATCTGTGGCTCTGTGGCGGGCACCGGGTCTTATGCGGCGACTCCTGCAGCGCGGACGCTGTGGCGCGTCTCCTGGAGGGCCAGAAAGTTCCGTTATTGATGGTGACCGACCCGCCATACGGCATTTCGCTGGATTCGGAGTGGCGAGATCGGGCCGGGCTCAACGGCTGCGGACCTGCACAGCCCAGCTATTTGAAGAAGAAGCGAACCAAGGGCCACACAGAGACCACCATCTCGGGAGACACCCGGGCGGACTGGTCGGAGGCCTTCGCTCTGGTTCCCGGCATCCAGGTGGCTTACGTGTGGCACGCCAGCGTGTTCACGCGCGAGGTCCTGGAGGGGCTGCTGCGCATCGGCTTCCTCTATCCCCAGCAGATCATCTGGAACAAGGGCCGCACGGTGCTCACCCGCACGCACTACTGGTATCAGCATGAGCCGTGCTGGTACGTGCGCAAGGACGGCGCCGCCTGGCTGGGCGGGGACGTCGCCGGCGAAAGTCCGGCCGACATCGCGTTCGAAGGGCAGACGGTCCTGAAGGCGTTTCACTACACCGACCAGCACGAGGCTTGTGTCTACGTGCGCAAGAAGCGCGCGCCCTGTTTCGGCCTCGAGATCTCGCCGCAGTATGTGGACGTGGTGGTGCGTCGCTGGCAGGATATCTCGGGCAAGAAGGCGGTCCTGGATGGCGACGGCCGCGCCTTCGACGAGCTGGCCGCGGAACGCGGAAAGCATGGCTGACAAGCCCCGCACGGCCACGGTCATCAAGGCGCGGGCCTTCCTGGCGGCGTACCGCACCAACTGCAATATCACCAAGGCGGCCGCGGCGGCGGGCTGCAGCCCCCGGCGCCATTACGTGTGGCTGGAGAAATATCCCAAGTACGCGGCCGCATTCGAACGGGCGCAGGTGGTGGCGGCCGGCTTCCTGGAGGCCAAGGCCGTGGAAGGTGCCGTGGAAGGCTGGCTCGAACCGGTTTTCTACCAGGGCCTAGCCTGCGGCGCCGTGCGGCGTTTCGACCTGGGCGCGCGTCAGTTTCTGCTGCGCGGGGCCATGCCGGAAAAATACGGACGCAAGGTGGAGCTGACCGGCAAAGACGGGGCGCCTATCGAGAGCAGGCTCGAGCTGGTCTTCGTGGACGCGACGACCGGCTTATCGAATGCGAGTAGACTTCCCGAAGAAACTCCGCGGCCTGCTTGACCCGCACGATTACAAAGTCATTTTCGGCGGCCGCGACGGCATTAAGAGCTGGTCGGTAGCGCAGGCATTGCTGGCGCTGGGCGCGCAGAATAAAGTCCGTTTCCTCTGCGCGCGCGAGACCCAGAAGTCCATCGCGGAATCGGTCCACCATCTGCTGAGCGAGCAGATTCTGCGGCTCAACCTGGGCGGCTATTACCGGGTCGAGAAGGCCAGAATCATCGGCACGGTCCAGCACCAGCTCGGCATGTACGGCCAGTCGATCGACCGGCCCGGCATCAGCGAGTTCGTCTTCGCGGGCCTGCGGCACAACGTCGCTGAGATCAAGTCGTACGAGGGTCTGAACGGAGTGTGGGTCGAGGAGGCTGGAAACGTCTCCAAGAATTCCTGGGAGGTGGTGATCCCCACGATCCGCACGGAAGGATCGGAGATCTGGATCACCTTCAACCCGCAGCTCCCAAGCGACGACACGTACACCCGGTGGGTGCTGAATCCTCCACCAGGCACTCTGCTGGTGCGCACCAGCTATGAAGACAACCTCTGGCTCAGCGAAACGTCGCGGCGCAAGATCGAGCTGCTGAAAGTGACCGACCGGGAGACCTTCGATCACATTTACGGAGGTTCCTGTCAGTCGGCTCTGAAGGGCGCGGTCTACGGTAAAGAGATCGCGGCCGCTGAGAAGGAAGGGCGGCTCACCGGCAGGGTGCCTTACGATCCGTCGCGCCCGGTCGAGACGTTCTGGGATCTGGGCTGGGGCGATTATACGGCGATCTGGTTCGTGCAGCGGTTTCCGTTTGAGTATCGCTTCATCGACTTCGTCGATGGTTCGCACGAGCCACTGACCCATTATTTAAAGCTGCTTCAGGACAGGCCCTATCTGTACGGCACGGACTGGCTGCCGCACGACGCGCGGGCGAAGTCGCTGGGCACCGGCAAGTCGATCGAGGACCTGATGCGCGCCGCCGGCCGCAAGGTACAGATCGTGCCGATGCTGAGCGTCGCGGACGGCATCAACGCCGGCCGGACCATCTTCCCGCAGTCCTGGTTCGACGCCGGCAAGTGCGACCAGGGCATCCAGTACCTGCGCAGGTACAGGTACGGCGAGATCGAGACGCTGGGCACGGCCACGCGCGAGCCGCTGCACGACGACGCCAGTCACGCTGCAGACGCATTCAGGTATGCCGGCGTGGCACTGAAGCCTCCCCAGAAACCGAAAGAAGCGCAGCGCGCGCAGCGGCCGCAGTCCTCCGGCGCCTACGCATGGATGGGCTGACAAAGGAAAAACAAAAAATGAACGTCACCGTGCCTCCGACTCTGAAATCGCCCAACGCCCTGTTGGCCAAGACGCTGAAGGGGAACGCCCCCAAGCTCTCTCCCCGCGGCGACCTGGATCACGTGCGCATCGAGCCGGCCACCAACGGCTATATGGTGACCGCGCATCACGAGCCAGTTGCGGCGAGCAAAGGGAATCCCAACCCGGCGTACCCGGAGCCTCAGCGCAACGTGTTTACCGACGCGGCGGGGGCGACGGCTCACGTGGCTTCGCTGTTGGCGGCGCACGAGAACCCGCCCAAAGAGAAGTAATGCGGCATAGTCTCATCGCGGATCACTTGAACGTGGCCAGAGACCGCTACTACTGGCTGATCCTCCCGGACATGCTGCAGGCCCTGGGCTTCTCAGCCATGGAAGCGGGCAGGCAGATCGCTTGGTACTTAGTCTTCAGTCCCACCTGGCAGTGACTCGATGTTCAAATCCCCGACCGTTTCTCCCGCCGAGCTCGACGACTTCCTGAAAGAAGCGCGCGAGCGCCACGCCTATGCCCTAGCGGCGGACCAGATCGACCGCGAGGAAGCTCTCGACGATCTCAGGTTCGCGGCAGCCACGCCCCTCGACGGCGGCGGATCTTCGCAATGGAGCCAGGCCGCGCTGGAGCAACGCAAGGCGGCGCACCGTCCCATCCTGACCGAGAACCGCCTGCCCACCTTCATCGCGCAAGTGGTGAATGGCGGCCGGCAGGATAAGCCGGCTATCCGGATCACCCCGCTCGACGGAGGCAACCCCAAGACCTCCGACATGCTGCAGGGGCGCATCCGGCACATCGAATATGAGTCGGATTCCGACGAAGTCTACGATACCGCCAGGAAGCACCAGGTCACCTCGGGCCGCGCTTTCATCCGGGTGACCACGAAGTACAAACCGAAATCGCGCGAGCAGGAAGCGTGGCTGGAACCGATCAAGAACCAGTTCTCCGTGCTCTTTGGCCCGGCCAAGCGCTATGACTGCCAGGACGCGGACTATTGCTTCGTCACGACCAACATTTCGAAGGACGAGCACAAGCGCCTCTACGGCGAAGACACGCTGGCCAACCAGGCTAACTTTTTCTCGAGCGGCGAATGCCCCGCGCCGGAATGGTTCGGCACCGGCAAGGCGGGCGAGGAAGTCCAGGTCGCGGAGTATTGGAAGAAAGAGCACAAGCCCCGCCGCATGGTGCAGTTGAAAGACAAGCAGACCAGGTGGGAAGACGAAGCCGCCCCCGAGCTGGTCGACGAGAGCGTCGACCCGTGGGAAGAGGACGACGTCGTGATCTACCAGTACATCCTGGACGGCGCGCAAATCCTGGACGAGACGGAATGGGTGGTCCCCTATTTCGGCATCGTCCCGCAGTGGGGCGATCAGCAGGTGGTGGACGGGATCACCCGCACCTACTCGCTCATCCGGCAGGCCAAGGACCCGCAGCGGCTGATCAACCTGTACATTTCGAACATCGCCGAGTTCATCGCCGCGGCGCCCAAGAACCCTTACAAAGCGCCGGTGGGTTCCATCGACGGCCTGGAAGAGATCTGGGAAAAGATCAACCAGGAAGCCAGGGCAGTCGTTCCGTACAACGCATACGACGAGCAGGGCAGGCCTATCCCGCCGCCGGAGCGCGAGGCAGTGGAGCCTCCCATTCAGGCCCTGGTGATGGGCTACAACCAGGCGGTCGACGCCATGAAGGCCTGCATGGGGATGTTCGATCCGGCGCAGGGCAGGCCGGCAAATCAGGAAGTTTCGGGCATCGCCATCGAGCGCAACAAAAAACAAAGCGACAACGCGAACTATCACTTCCAAGGCAACGAAGCCAGGACGCGGAAGACGATAGGCCGCATCCTGCTGGCGCTCATCCAAAAACTGGACAGCGGCGAGAAGAACGTCCCGGTCCGGACCGAAGACGGCAAGACGCGCGTGGTGCGGGTCAACACCGCCAAGCCCTACCTCGACAAGGAGACCGGCGAGACGGTGCATCACCGCATGGACGTGGGGGAATACGCCGCGGCGGTGTCCACGGGACCGAGTTATACGAGTCAGCGGGAAGAGGCCTTCGACACTTACTCGCAGATCGCTTCCGCGGATCCCACCTTCATGGGGAGAGCCGGCGACATCCTGTTCCGCAACCTGGACGCGCCAGGCTCGGAAGAGATCGCCGACCGCTATGAGAAGTCTCTCCCGCCGGCGCTGCAGCCGCAGAAGCCCGGCGCGCAGCTTCCTCCCGAGGCACAGCAGGCTATGGCCGCGGCGCACCAGATGACGGTGACGCAGCACAACCTGATCCTGGACCTCCAGCAGCAGCTCGCGTCGAAACAGCCCGAGGTGGACGCGCGCCTGAAAATCGCGCAGCTCCAGGAAGAAACCAAACGGATGCAGATCCAGGCTGAGATCCGGGTGGCCGAATTGAATGCCGGCGTCAAGAGCGCCATCGCGCGCCTCGAGCAGGAAATCGGCGCCATCCAACATACCCGGGACCTGGTCGATAGCCAGATGGACCGGAGCCACGAATTCGCGTTACAGCAGCACCAGGCCTCGGCGGACGCACTCACTCAACAGTCCGACCAGCAGGCCTCCGCCGCGGCCGCGCAACAGGCGCAGCAGCAGCAGCAACCTCAGCAACAGCCTCAGCAGTAAAGAGCGCGGGCTCTCAAAACCCCGAAAAGAGCACCATTCCCGAAAGGAAACATGACTGAAGAAACGACTGTAAGCACTCCTGCGCCATTGAGCGCCGATCCCTCCATATCGGATCTGCGCACCTTCCTGGCGTCGGAGGAACCGGCTGCGGAACCTGTAGCCGAAACGACCGATACACCTGTGGCTGCCTCCGATGAAAAGACCGTCGAAGGCGTGCCGGAAACGAAGCCCGCCTCAGAAGCGGCAGTAGAGAAACCGGAAGAGAAGCACGAGAGCGCGATCGACAAACGTTTTCGCAAACTCGCATCGCAACGCGACGAAGCGCGTCAAAGGGCGGAAAAGGCCGAACGGGAGCTGGCAGCGAAAAGTACGCCGCCTGGCCCAGCAGCCCAACCCGTCGCCGAAGCGCAACCAGCCACAGCTACCACCAAGCCCGCCCCTCCCGACCCTTCCAAATGGACCGGCACCTGGGAGGAATTGGAAGCAGCCAAGCTGGACTACGTCGAGAAGCTCACCGACTGGAAAGCCGGCGAACGCGAGCGTGCGCAGCAGACCCGCGAGCGCCAGGCGCAGGCCCAGACCCTGCATAGCAGTTGGGAGCAAAAGTCCAAGGCCTTCGCCGAAGACAACGCCGATTTCGAGGATGCCATCCAGAATATCGGCCCCAAGGTAACGCAGGCAGGCGTAGCGGATCTGATCAAGGAATCGCCTGTCGGCCCGGAGATGGTTTTGTACCTCCACCAGCATCCGGAAGAGGCCGCGCGCATGGGGCAGTGCAAGACGCAAGTGTCCCTGGCCCGCGAACTCGGCAAGCTCGAAGCGCAACTCTCCGCCCCGGTTTCCAACACAACCACCCCCGCGGCAAAAGCAAGGCTGCCTAAACCTCCCACGTCGGTGGGCGCCGGCCAACCGGCCACCGTCGATCTGGAAAAGTGCGACATGCGCTCTTTCAGGCGCGAGGTGGGCAAGCTCTGCAGCCGCGACTAACCCGCGTCCCACAGGGGCGCACAGGTGAACCAGAATGCCCAACGCAGTTGTAACTCCGCAAGTCTTCGCCAAGCTCGTGCTCATGGACTTGGGCGGCGCACTCAACGTGTGCCGCAATATGAGCACCGCAGTCACTCCCGAATTCGCCAAGAAGGCGATGAAGGTCGGCGCGTCGGTCGACGTCCGCAAGCCGTACCGCTTCACGGTAAGCACCGGGCTGAAGTACGATCCCCAGCCCCTCACCGACCAGGTGACCCCGGTCAAGGTCGCGCAAGTCGCCCAAGTCGCTTTCGACTGGGATTCGGTGGAGAAAACCTTGTCCATCCGGGAAGCGCGCGAGCTGTATTCCAAACCCGCCGCCCTCGCCCTGGCGTCCTACATCAACGCCGCGGGCGCGCAGTACATCTCCTGGAACACGTTCAACGCCGTGGGCACCCCGGCGACGACCCCGGTCGACGAACAGCCCTATCTGAAAGCCGGCGACTTGCTCATCGAGCAAGGCCTGCCGCAGGACGAAGAGCTGAACCTGATCGTCAATCGCAAGTTTTCGAGCACCTTCGTGCACGGCGTCAAGACCCTGTATAACCCCACCGGCGCGATCAGCAAGCAGTGGACGCAAGGGCAGATGGTGGACTCGCTGGGCTACAACGTCTATCGCGACCAGACCATCTACACCCGGACCGTGGGACCGCTGGGCGGCTCCCCGCTGGTGGATGCCACCGGCACCGTCACCGGCGTAGTCAGCGCGGACGGCGGCAACAACGGGACCATGATCCTGTCCACCCGCGGCTGGACCGCCGCGGCGGCCGCGCGCCTGAACCAGGGCGACCGCTTCACCATCGCCAACGTCTACAGCGTGCATCCGCAGACCCGCCAATCGACCGGCGACCTGCAGCAGTTCGTGGTGCTCGCGGCTTTCTCGAGCGATGGCACCGGCAAGGGCGGCGTCTCGGTCGCTCCGGCCCTCACGGCCTCCGGCCAGTACCAGAATGTGACCGCCATTCCAATAGACGGCGCGGCCATCACCATGGACGGCGCGGCCAATGCGGTGTCTCCGCAAGCCCTGCTGCTGCATAAGAACGCATTCGCCTTCGTCTGCGTGAAGCTGAACAACCCCGAGCCCGGCATGGGCGCGCTGGTGACCGAAGCCAACGACCCGGAGACCGGCCTCAACATTTCCGTCATTCGCGCGTTCGACGGGGTCTATCGCAAGGAGATCAATCGCTTGGATGTGCTGTACGACTTTGCGCCGCTGTACCGCGAGATGGCGTGCTGCGTCGAAGGGTAAACCAACAAGGACCAAGGCTCTCAGCGGTCTTGAAAGGATCGCTGAGAGCATCCTCTCCGAGAAAGGACCAATCAACATGAAGAAACTAGTTTCGACCGCGGCCCTTGCGGCCCTTTTCGCCGTCTGCGCATGCGCGCAAACGTTCACGCTTTCGACCACCACCCTGGCCACGGGCGTCCTGAAGACGGATACCCAGGTGTGCGTGGCTTCGGCTACCGGGATCAACACGCCGACCATCTCCAGCCCCGGCACGATGTTTTTCGTGGACAGCGCGGAGACCATGCAAGTCGTCGGCGCCGGCGCCAGTTCCACTTGCTTCATGGTGGATCGGCACTGGGGCGCCGCCGCTCACAACTCCGGCGCCATCCTGTTGCTGGGACCGCCTAACCAGTTCTACGACAAAGATCCGAAGGTTAACGAGACGTGCGTCCTGGCCACCACCTACGTGACGCCCTTCGTCAATATCGTGACCGGCAATCAATGGCTGTGCTCCACGGTCACCGGAACGTGGGTGGCGGGCTGGCAGAATAAAACCGTGCCCGCGCAGCCCACCACGGCGGTAGCTTCGGCGGCCGGCCAGGTCACGCCTTCCGGGCCGCTGTTTCACATCACCGGCACGGCGGCGATAACCGGCTTCCTTCTGCCGCTGGGATTCAATTACGGCGGATTCTGCGTCATCCCGGACGGGGCTTTCACCACCACCACCGCCAACAACATCGCGGCGGCGTCGACAGGCGTGGTTTCGGTGCTGGACTGCTGGACTTACGACGCCCACACCGGGAAGTTCTACCCGCAGTACTAAGGCCATGGCAGACACGAAACCGACCTACCCGACCACGCGCTATCACCGCACCGAGCCGGCCAGAATCATCGACTCGCCGGAGCAGGAAGAGGAAGGCTGGGAAGACACCCCCGCGGCCTTCGGTATTGAGACGGCCCCCGGCAAGATTCCGGATCCCCGTATCGTGGCCAACCTGCCGGAGGAAACCGACCCTCCCGCACCGGCAGCCGGCAAACGCAAAGCGCGGCCAGCTTAAGCCGCCACCAAAAACCGAGACCGCCTGAAGGCCAGGTCCCCGCTCCTCGCGCGGAGGTCTGGCGCTTTCGGCGGTTATGCTTGTCTCCGATCTCCTCACCGTAAGCCTGCAAATCATCGACGCCGTCGCTGCCGGGGAAACGCCGGCGGAGGAGGATTACACCCTCTCGCAGATCTTCCTGAACAACCTCATCGGTTCGTGGAATGCGGCGCTGAAAAAGTCCCTCGCCGCCAACTACGACCCCTCGGTCTATACCTTCGTCCCGGTGGCTGTCACTGTCAATCTGGCCGACACTCTGACGCTGCCCAACGGCTGGCCTCGGGCGCTGGGCTTTAACCTCGCGCTCGATCTGCTCGAGCCGTACGGCAAGCCAGCCACGCAAACGCTCGTCATGATGGCGCAGTCGAGCAAGGCCGAGATCATCACTTCACCCGCCGGCAGCCCGGCCCCCACGGTTTAACCCATGCTCGCCTCCGACCACATCAACCTCGCCCTGATGCTCATCGGCCACCTGAAGGCTGCCGGGCGCGCCGCCTCGCCCAGCGAGATGACGCGCGGCCTGCTGGTCTTCCAGAACATGGTGGACTCGAGCAACGCGACCCGGAGCATGATCTTCTCCGAGGTCGAGAACCAGTTCCCCACGGTCAACCAGCAGCAGACCTACTCTTGGGGAACGGGAGGAACCTGGAACGCCCCGCGCCCGGTCCGCATCACGCAGGCGAATTTCCTGATGCCGACGTCGCCCACCATTCGCCGCCCGATGAAAGTCTGGAGCCGCAAGCAGTGGGCCGATATCGCCCTGCAGGCGATCTATACCTACCCGGAGGGAATGTACTGCGACTACGCCAACAAGGCCCTGGATGGGACTGTGGGCGCGGCCAACGTGTACCTGGAACCCATCCCGGACGGGGCGTACATGATCGAGACGTTCTCCTGGGCCTCCAACGTGGCGCCGTCTGCACTCACCACGCCGATCGCGTTCCCACCCGGCTACGCGGAGTACTGGCTGAACGGCCTGGCCATCCGGCTTTCATCCATGCACGGGCTGCCGGTTCCCGACGCGGTGCAGAGAGTCTTCGACAAGGCGCAGCGCGCGCTGGGTATCGTAAATACCGCGCTGAATTGTCCGCGGTTGCAAGCGGACGAGGTGCGGTCTGGCGCGGGCATGTACAACTACCTGAGCGGCCTGAGGAACACGGATTAGGCTATGCGTTTCGATGCGTTCACCTCCGGACGCAGCAGCACTCTTGCCAGCATCGCGGCATCGAGCGAGAGGTGTGTGAATTGGTACGGCGAAGCGATTGAAGGCCAGGAGAAAGGGCCGATGGCCTTGACTCGCACGCCAGGGCTGACGCTATACGGCACCCTGCCTACCGGCCCGCTGCGCGGTCTCTGGCCCGGCGAGCAGAGACTCTTCGCGGTCGGCGGCGCGATCCTCTACGAAGTCATTCCAGGATCGCCTCCCACCTACACCCCGCATGGAAATGTGGGCAACGACGGCAACCCGGTCCAGTTTTTCGCCAATGGTGGCCAACTTTTTGTGGTCTCCGCCGGCAACGCCTACATCGACACCGGCTCGGGCGTGGAGCAGTGCCAGTTCTCAATCTCGCTCACCGACCTGGTGATCGACCCGGCAGACGCCACGGGATTTACACTGACGGCCGGCACGGGCGGACCCTTCGAACTCTCGGACGTGGGCAAGACGGTCGTTATCCAGAGCGGCATGGGCTTCATCGCCGGATCGAACGTCATCGCGGGGGTGAATACCACCCCCGGCCCAGGCCTTGGCGAAGCCACCGGCACGACAAGCTGGGGCACGCCTGGATCTTCCGGAGGCATGGGGATCGAGTGGCTGGACACCTTTGTGACGGCCTCCATGGGCGCGTTCCTCGATACGTATTTCTTCGCGGCCGTCCCCAACGGCAAGACCATCTACTTCTCGGCCCCCGGCGACGGCACGCAATGGAATCCGCTGGACTACTTCGACAAGGAAACCTACCCGGATAACGTGGCGGCCATGCAGGCGGACCATGAGCAGCTCTACGTCTTCGGCGACCTGGAGGCCTCCGAAGTCTTCCAGGATCAAGGCGCAACGAATCCCATGGTGCCGTGGGCCCCCAATCCCGGCGCCATCATGCACTACGGCTGCGTGGCTCCCTGGAGCCTGTGCCGATTGGGCGAAGGCCTCGCCTGGATCGGCGGCGACGTGCGCCGCGGCGATCGCGTGGCGTTCCTCGAGGTCGGATTCCGGCCGCAGAAGATTTCGACGGCCGCGGTGGAAACGGCATGGGCCGCTTATTCGACGGTGGAAGATGCCATCGGTTACACCTACATCGACCGGGGCCACCAATTCTGGGTCTTGAATTTCCCCTCAGGCAATGCCACCTGGGTCTACGATCTGACCACCGGTCTATGGCACGAGCGCGGGTACTGGGCAGGGACCTTTGACGCGAATGGCTTCCCGGTCTGGGGCATGTGCCTCCAGCAGTTCCACGCGGTAGTGGCGTTCACCGAGACCGAACAGCATTACGTGGGCGGCTCGCAGTCGGGCAAGATCTACATCCAGAGCGAAGCGTTTTTGGATGACGCCGGCGTCGCGATTTACCGTATGCGCCGCGCCCCGCACCTTACGACCGAGAACCTGTGGCGCTTCTATTCGCGCTTTGAACTCGACTGCGACGTAACGGCCAAGCAGCGGGTGTATTGGAACCGCTGCGGCAAGGGGCGGGACAGAATCTGGCAACTGGTGAGTCATCAGACGGCATCGACGGGCGTCTCTCTCTCGTTCTCCTGGAGCGACACGCGCGCCCAGACCTGGCTGACCAGGTCCACGCAAACGCTGGCGGTGGGCGTCGATGTCTGCGTCGCGAACGCATATATCGAAGCCATTCAAGGGACGGCCTGATTTGGGCAAGGCGGCCACGAACTACACGCCCAGCTCCGCGTCGGATGTCACCGCCGTGCCAGTCCAGACGGATTTCTTCTCGTCCTGGCCCAGCGGCTGGAGCGGGCAGATCACAGCCACCTGGTTATTGTTCTTCCAGCAGCTCGCCCAGGCCGCCAATCCCGATCTGCTGTGGGCGCGCCTCGTGCTGTTCAACCTAGCGGCGGGCGCCGATATCGCCCCGCATGTGACCGCGCAGGCCTCCGGCACCGCGCAGCAAGTCACCGCCGTTTTGCGCAAGGCGATCTCGGCCGACCTGGTCGTGACGGTGAACCAGAACGGCGCGCCGCTGATCACCTGCACAGTGAACCAGACCACCAAGCCGGATACGGTGCTCACTTACAGTACGTTCCTGACCGCCGGCGCCATCGCGGCCAATGACGTTTTCTCGTTCGCCGTCGTATCTTCGGACGGGTCGACGGACACCAACGGCGTGGCCTCATTCTGTCTGACCTGGCAATGAGCGTTTACATTCCCAAGTTCGTTCTGACCGGCGACAATACCATCCCCGGAGACCTGGCGTTCTCGAATGCCGTCCCGGTCTGGTATTCTCTCGACGGATCGAGCGGCGCGGTGCTCGGCGCGGCCATCGTGGGCGCGCTGGAGTCAGTCGGATGGGTCGAGACAGCCACACTGACAAGCGGAGTGACTCTGAAGGCCACCAGCCCGCAGACGGCGCTCGATCTCACCGTGTCACTCGATATCGTGTGGGCCTCCACCTATGTGACCTTGCAGCTTCATGGCACGGCCACCGGCTACCTCCATACCCTCACATGCGCGGCCGCGCGCATGTTCCAGATCGTCTGTGGGGCGTGCCAGTTTTTCATTTCGCAGCCGGATGTGGCGGGACTCGAGGGTTACGGCTCGACGGTCGCCGGCGGCATTCCGTACATCGCGCCGGTGGATCCAAGCTATTCCGACGGAGCGCTGCCGGATGAAGTGTGGTGGTCTATGGGCGATGCGGTCGAATATGGCTCGGCGACCTGGCGCAACGTGTTGGGCCTCCCTTCCTGGCCCACGGCCTGGTCCGCCTACTTCCATCGGCCGGGTGAGCCGACGACTCACGCGCTGGTCCAGAACAACAGCGGCGTGCCCCTGCATTGCGTGGATCTCTGGTTGAGCGGCGCCGACACGATCATGGCGTACGGCAACACGGAGCCGTTCCTCTACGAGCCGCTGATCGCGTGGGGCGACTACTGCGCGGCAGGCTACCCGTTCACCGGCTACCCGCCGAAGGTGAGAGGGCAGTTGTGGGACGCATTCCTCATGAGCGGGCCTCCCAACAGCGCGAGAGAGGGACCCGTGGGAACCGATCAGGAGATCCTGCTGATGGGCCAAGGCACCTACTGGGTGAATTTCACCCTCGAAGCGGGCCTGGCTGCGTTGTACCTGCTGGTGGCGAGTCAGTCGCTTCCGGGGAATCTGGCGTACTGACATGAGCAGCGTCGCCTACTACGCCCCCCACGTCAAGATGTCGCCGGCGGCGTTCGCCATGGACTACGGCGGCTCGACGGCCGCGGCGGTGACTCAGATTACAGCCTGGCTGGCGGATGCCGGCTGGACGGCCTCGGGCGGCGTGCCGGCGACGGCCACCATTCAGTTTCCGAGCGGTGTGAGCGCGGAGCCGTATCTCTCCATCGACGGCATCTCGTATACCGCGGTGAGCGGCGGCACTCCGGGCAGCCCGACCATTCTGGGCAGCGCGGTAACCATCCCCCTTGGCGGCGACCTGGCCGACACGGTAACGGCGAATCTCTTTGCGGCAGCCGTAACGCTGTTCTCGCAGTGGAACGCGGCCGTCGTGATGACGGGCGCATCGTCGTTCACTCTCAACCTGACGGCCAAGACACCCGGCACGGGCCCGAATGGCTCAGTGATCGTCTGCAACGAGGCGTATTGCGTGCTGAGCACCGTCCCCTGGGGCGGCGCGGTGAATTGGCTCAGTGCCCTGTCGATCAACAGCGAGCGGATCGGCGTGAGCCTCGCGGCCTACACACCGGGCTACGAGGGCGGCGTCTATCTGGTGGTCACCACCACTTACCCAGGCGCGATCCCGCAGCCAACGACCGTGTGCTGGTGCAACTGTTCCGGCGGCTGGAATTTCTGGGCCGACGATTATTCGATGTGCCTGTGGATGACGGGCACGGTGGACGTGGGCGTGCCCAACGGGCGCGACTTCATCTACTCGGGCGTCTCGCGCGATTGCAGGGTGGAGTATCTGGTGCCTCCCGCCTACTGGCCGGCCTTCACCACCTGGGATCCACTCCGCACGCTGCTTTCGCAGTCGGGCAACGGGGCGGCAGAGTGGAATGGCGTTATCTATTCGACGCCCAACCCCTTCGCGGTGGCTTGCCCCAACGAGAGTGCCTACGAGCTGGACGGCAAGGCGGCGGTGGATCCGATTGTCGCCGGCGTGGGAAGCGTGCCGCTAGTCATGGCTGCGCGGCTGGGTCTGCCGTATGGCGGCGGCATGTGGATGGTGGGGTGGCTTTGGGACGCCATCGTAGTGACCGCGCAGTACACGCTGGGCACGCTGATCGGCTACGACTCCCAGCAATGGATCTGCATGCTCACTCAGCCGGGCGCGTCGCTGTTCCTGCGCACGGGCGTCGTTCTCGGGGATAGCGCGTTAGTGCCGTGGCCGGATGAGTGCGACCAGGGCTCAAGTCCTCCGACCATTCCGGGCGGGGCGGCGGGGATCGGCAATTTTGCGATTTGAGCGGACCTTCGACTTCGAGCTGGTGCGGCGCATCCTGACCCACCCGCAACTTTATCCGAGGATGGGCGACGACTATATTCCCCCGGTCGAACAGTACCAAGTCCCCACCGATCCGCGCTTCTGGTATCTGCTGGCCTTCGACGGGGACGAGCTGCTCGGCCTGGTCCCGTTGTATCTGGAGAACGTCGTGTGCTGGCAGTTGCATTTCGCGCTGCTGCCGCACACCTGGGGAGGCAAGTCTCACGACGTCGGGCGCGAACTGCCGGGGTGGCTCTGGGCGAACACGCCTTGCCGGCGCTTGGTGGCGCACGTCCCGGCCTGGAACGAGCGCGTCTTGCGCTTCCTGCCGAAGTACATGGGTATGACTCAGTACGGGCGCAACACCAAGGCTTTCATGACCGGCGGCATCTTGCACGACTTGATCGATATGGGCGTGAGCAAGCCCGCATAGGAAAACTAAAATGTCAGCAATCTTTGGAATGATCGGCGCGGGCCAGGCCGCCTCCGCGGCTCACAACGCAGCCAACGCCCTGTCCGCAGGCTACAACACGGCTGGCCAGACGGTTACTAACGCGGCCAACCAGGTCAACCCCGGCATCACCGCTGCCGGAGCTGCTGCCGGCGCTGGAGTCACAAGCGCGGCGGGCACAGCGGCTACCAATGCCAATACAGCCGCGGGCGCTGCCGGCGCGGGCGCGGTCACCGCCGGGCAAGCTGCCGGCGCGGGAGTCAGTCCCTATTCCGGGGTGGGCGCGCAAGCAGCCAATCAGCTCGCGACCGGCCTGGCTCCCGGTGGATCGTTGAACACGCCGTTCAACGCCACGATGATGGAGCAGAACGATCCCGGCTACCAGTTCCAAATGCAGCAAGGCCAGCAGGCCATGCAGCGCGCCGCGGCCGCGGGGGGATCGCTCAACGCCGGCGGCACGGCGAAAGCCCTCGATCAGTACAGCCAGAACACGGCAGCCAGCGATTACAACAACGCTTTCAACCAGTACCAGACCCAACAGCAGAACACCTTCAACCGTCTGGCTACGACAGCAGGCATGGGCCAACAGGCTTCGGAATACGCCGGTACCGCGGGGACCCAGGCGGCGCAATACGCAGGCTCGCAAGGGACCCAAGCCAGCGAGTACGGCGGATCGTTGAACACGGGCGCGGAGCAATACGCCGGCACGGCGGGGATGCAGTCCGAAGATCTGACGGCGCAGAACACCATGGGCGCTGCAAACTACCTCGGTAACACCCAGATCGGCGCGGGACAAGCGCAGGCGCAAGGTGACATCGGAGCGGCGAATGCCTGGAATGCGGGGCTGGGGCAAGTGGGATCTGGCGTCAACGCACTCGCCATGGGAGGCTTCTGATGGGCGGCTGGAATATGGTCGGCCCGCCGATGCAGGGCCAGGGCCAGGGGCAGCAGGGCGGCGGCTGGTTCGCGCCCCAGCAGCAGCAGCAGCGGCAGCAGCCCAACGCGCTGGCGATGGGGCCGCAAGGCATGCAGCAGCAGCCCCAACAGCAGCAGCAGCCGATGACGCTCGCACAGATGGGCCAGAACATCGGCGGCAACGTAATGTCGATGGCGCAGAACATCGGCAATTTCTTCACCGGAGGGGCGAACGTCAACTGGAATTCCGCGCCAGGCGCAACCAGCTACGACACGCAAAGCAAGCAGTTCGGATATCCCACGCAGCCGGGCGCGGCAGGTCCTTCGGCATCGGATACCGGCGCAATGGAGGCAGAGTAACATGCCCTGGTCACCCATGGCCCCGCCAACGAGTTTCAGCAATCTCCCGCAGATCATCCCGCCCCAACAGCAGGCGCCGGATACCGGCACGCAACTGAACTCACTCGCCACAGGTGCGGCCCAACGCCAGTTGATGGGCCAGCAGACACAACTCGCGCAGCAACAGGTGCAGGACCTGGCCACCGACAACCAGTCCAAGCAGTTGATGCTCCAGAGCCAGCGCAACTCCATGGCTTTCCTTGCGGACCCTGCCAACAATGCGGGCCAGGTTCTCTCCCAGGCCGCGGCGAATGGCACGCTGCCGTCTATCCCCGGCGTGCTTCCGGCTCACACCGCGGAACTGGTGAAACTCTACCAGGGTTTGAAAACGACCTCGCTGGCGCAGACCGCGGAGCAGAACAAAAACGAGGAGACGTACACCAATCTTTACCAGAACTCGGTGAAAGGCGTTACCGATCAGCCGAGCCTGGACGCTGCGAATCAGCAGTTCTATGCGCAGGGCGGCCCGAAGAATTACCCGGTCATCGCCGCCTGGCCAGCCGATCCGGTCGCATTCAAAGCGCACGTCGGTTCGCTGGGCCTGATCTCCGTGGCAAACGACCAAAACGCCAAAGAAGCCGAAACAGCCAAGACGCAGGCACAAACGTCGGACCTCGACCGCAAGAGCGCCATCGAGGAATTCCAGACGGCGCTGAACCCCGCCACCGGCGTAGTGGACGATCCCGCCGCCGTGGCCAAGCTCAAACAAGACCATCCCAATATCGCGTTCCCCACCACGGCGGTCGGGTCCAAGCAGTTCATCGGCTCGCAGGTCCCCGTCGCGGAGCAGCCCAAATATGGCATGGCGAATCTGGAATTCCAGAACGCCAGCAGCATCACCCCGCAAACCATCCACGCGCGGGCGGTGGCGATGTTCAACCCGGACAACTACTCCGATCCGGCCATGAAGGCCATGGTGACCCAGGAAGGCCAGACCGCGGAGCAACAGGCTAACGCGGCCATCCCGCTGGGCACAGCGGCGGTGAACAAGGCCTTCACCGATTCGTCGGACCGAGTCGGCAGAACGACGGCTTCAGTGGCGCAAGCCAAGGCCACCGTGCCGGTCAAAATCTCGGTAGCCTCGGGCGTCGAAGCGGCCAAGAACGCGCAGTCCGGACTCACTCCGGACGCCATTGACATGCTCTCGGATTCCTACCGCAAGACCGGGCAAATGCCGGCCATGGGGATGCGCAACGCCTACGCGATGCGCCAGGTGATCGACGCCGCGGCGGCCAAGGGTCCGCTGGATATCGCGAGCGAGGGGGCGGCATTCAAAGCCAACACGGCATCTCTCACGGGCCTGGTCAAGCAGCGCGACTCGGTGACCGCATTTGAAAACACGGCGGGCAAGAACCTCGACCTGTTGCTCTCGCAAGCGCGCGGCGTTATGGACACGGGATCCCCGCTGCTCAATCAGCCGTTGCGCAGTCTGGCATCGAACGCATTCGGCGATGCCAACGTAGCGGCTTACAACGCGGCTCGCCAGGTGGCGGTGAACGAGGTAGCCAAGGTGACCAGCAATCCTGGGCTGTCTGGCTCGCTCTCCGACTCGGCGCGGCACGAGGTGGAGGCCTTCAACCCGGCGAATGCCACAATGGCGCAGACGATCCATGTGGCGCAGGTTCTGCGGCAGGACATGGCGAATCGGCACCAAGCCTACAACGAGCAGATTGGGGATATCCAGCGGCGCATCGGGCAGGGTGGAACAGTGCAGGATCGGCAGGCGCCTGGTGGCCAGAGTCCGACATTGCCTAACGGCGGCGGTAAAACCATCGACCCAGCCACGGCGCAGCAGTTTTACCAAGCCGCCGGCAACGATCCAGTGAAAGCTCGCGCCCTCGCTCAACGGAGCGGCTGGAAGTTTTGAAAATGGCAGATATCTTCGACCAGATTCACGCGCAGCAGAGCCAGCCAAGCCCCGCGGACACCGGACTCTCTAGCACTGGCCCGACCAGGATCGGCATCAGCGGCAGCGGCGCGGGAGACGGCAGCGGGTATGGGGGCAGCGTCACCGGAGATCCTGAAACAGATTCGTTAGCCTCCAAAGCGCAGACTGCCGTACAGCAGCCTGTGGATGTGTCGAAGCTGCCAGGACCCCGCATCGACGCCTCGGGTGGAGATATCTTCGACCAGATCCACGCGCAGAACCAATCCCCGAAAACACCCGGCTTCCTGTCGAATCTTTGGCATGAAGCCGTGGTTAATCCCGCCCGCCAGGTGGCAGCGGGCTTTGAAGGCGCATCGGCTGCAACCGATCATCTGACAGCCAACGTTTTCGATCTCCTCGACAAAGCGGCCGACGGCATCGCTTCCGTCACGGGAACAAATAAGGTCGCCGCGTTGAAGCAAATCGCGGACTGGGCGCGCGGGGCGTCGGCACAGCAGGAACAGCAGGCGCAGCGACTCTCCGGAGGGCGCACCGATCTGCCGAGTCAGTTATACCGGGGAGTGACTCAGGGCGTGGCGTCCCTTCCAACGGCTGCAATCGCCGCGGACGTGGGCGGCCCTGTAGCTGGTTTCGCAGCGCTGGGAGCCGTCCAGGAATCCGACAAGGGATGGCCAGATGCATTGAAGGCCGCGGCGGAAGGCGCGTTAACCGGCGGCGCACTAACTGTGATGGGTCCGGCTTCGCGTCCCGTGCGTCTGGCGGGCGCGGCGGCCATGACCTATGCGCAGGCACGCCTGAATGGCGCAGACAACGCCACGGCGATAGCGCATGCCACCACCATGGGTGTTTTCGCGGGAGGCCCAGGGAGTCCTGAGGGCGGCGCTACGCTGCGCGATATGGCGGGGAACATCCCGCGGCCGACGATCAAGAGCACACTAAATCCAACGCAACAGGTGGCCGTCGATTACCTGCAAGATCAAGGCGCAAATCTCCCGCTCGGCACGCTCACCGGCAACAAGTTTGTGCAGGGCGTGCAAAAGCTGGCGGCTACATCGCCCATGGGCGCCGGCGTGGCGGCAGACGCGGCACGCACTACGGAAGGGGCGCTGCAGCGCACTGCAGGCAGTCTGGCGGCGCAGGCCAGCCCCACTCCCGCGACTCCCGAGTCCGCAGGAGCGGCTGCGGGCGCGAAGCTCGACAGCAACATCGCGGGCCTCAAGCTCCAGGAAGACGCGGCCTATTCCGGCGCGTGGCAAGGCGCCGACGATCCGGCCAACACGGTTAGCGTGCCGGTGAAAACGATGCAGCGGCCGATCACCGACAACGTCGGCAGGGCGACCGGAAAGACCGAGAGCGTCCCGGTGATGGCAAACGTCCAGGCCCCGGTGGATGTCCGCGGCATCAAGCAGCAATTGCAGCCGGTCTACGACAGTTTGCAGTGGATGCCGGCCAGCGATCGCGCATCGAGCGCGGGCTATCAGGCGGTCAGCAACATTCTGAAGGGGCCGGATTTCATCCCGGCGCAAGCCGCGGAGCAGGGGCGCAGCGGCCTTCTAACCATGGGGCGGGTCGACAACCCGAACTTACGGAACACCTCGCAGGGTATGGCGGCCGGCATCATCCCGGATTTAACGGAGGGGATCAACGCGGCTGTGGCGAAGCTGGGACCCGATAACCTTGCGAGCCTGCAAAAGGGCCGCGCCACGCATGCAACCAAAATGGATGTGGCCGACTTGGCGGACAAACTGCGCGACGAGCCGGTCCAGGCATTCAATCAACTGACTTGGAAGAACGACACTGGCATCGACTTCCTGCGTAAAATCCAGGGGCAGGCGCCCGATGTGCTGCCGCAGGTTGGTCGGGCTTACATCCAGAAATTATTCGACACCGCGACCCAGGAGGGTGGCTTCTCGCATTCGCAAAGCATTTCCAACCAGTGGGACAATCTGGGCCGCGAGACGAAAAAACTGCTGTATCCCAACCCCGCGCTGCGCGCCTCACTGGACAAATTCTTCTTGGGCGCCAAGATGGTGGCCGATAACCCAAACCCCAGCGGCACGGCTCTGGTGGCGCAGACGAGCTCGCTAGCGACCGGCATAGCCGGTTCCATCGGTCTGTCTTTATACGCGCCTCACCTCGGGCTGCCAGCCCTGGCAGGGGAGGGCTTGTACGTTCTTGGGGGCCGAGCGGTGGCTAAACTGCTTTACTCCCCCGCAGGCGTGCGCCTGCTTACAGGCGGATTGAAACCAGAGAACCCCGGCGCCGCGGCGCTGCGCGCGTCCCAAATTCTGCGCATCGCAGGCGACGACGACGTTACTCCGATCCCACCTGGTGGCTCGCCTCCATCCACGCCCCCATCCGGAGGCGCACGCATGGGGCAGTCAGCGGACGATTACCGGGGATCGGGCGCACCGATGCCTCCAGGCGACCAGCCACCCCTGCAAGGACCACCCAATCCAAACATTCCTCCAGGCCTGGACAAAGCGGCTAACCCACGGGCGTGGATGCGGCCCAATGCTGCATGGCAATCGCCCGCGTCTAACGACGCGATCGGGATTGAAGGGCCAGCGGCTCCTGCGCCGTCGGCGGCGACCTCCCCCACGACGGGCACTCAGACCAGCATCCCGGTATCAAACGATTCCGGCCGCACATACCAGGCCAACTACAAACTCCGGGAGCTGGCCGACCTCCAGACTTCCCACAACGGTCTGACATTCGGTCCCAACGAGAACTATGGCCTGGTGAATGATCGGGATTACACCAAGCCCGAGAACCAGGCCAAGGTCTTCAACGGCGCCACGCCGGCCAAGTTCGACCCGCGGCGCCTGATCAATACGAACCCCGACGCCACCGAGGGACCGCCTCCGGTTGACGAGCAGGGTAATACAATCGGCGGCAATGGCCGCGGCATGATCCTGCAACGGGTGGCTGCGCTCAATCCCGCGGGGATGCAGGCTTATCGCGATCTACTGACTCAGAACGCCTCGCACTTTGGCATCGATCCGGCAGACGTCGGCCGCATGAAGCAGCCGGTCCTAACGCGCGAGATTGCAGACTCCGAATTCACCGGCGGCAAAACGAAACAGACCGCGGTGACCGATTTCAACGACGACGCCACCGCCGAGCTGCGGCCATCCGAGAGAGCGGTGGCGGATTCGCGTCGGGTGTCTCAGTCCACGCTGGACTATATCGGCGGGAGTCTGGACGCCAGGGGCCCGCAGGCCACGCTGGCGGATGTGATGGCCAGCAAGGACGGCGTCGAGGTGCTGCAGCGCATGATCCAGGATGGCGCCATCAACTCGCAGGAAGTGGCCGCCTATGCGGCGAAGGGCGATCTCACGCCGGCGGGCAAGGCGCGCATTAACCAGGCTCTGCTCGGGCGCTTCTTCCGCGATCCCATGCAGGTGGACACCACGCCCCCGGAGATCCGGAACCGCCTGGCGCGCATCGCTCCCTCGCTGACTAAAGTGGAGAACGATCCGGCCTGGACTCTGACTCCCACGGTGCAGGGAGCGCTCGATCTCCTGGAGGCCTCCAGGGCGCATGGGTTGCCGAATCTCGACGACGCGGTTAACCAGGTGGGCCTGCTGGGCGCGCAGGAGTACACGCCGCGCGTGGTGGCGCTCGCCAAGCAGTTGCAATCGGCCAAGCCCACGGAGCTGGCCCAGGCCATGCGCACCTATGCGCAAGACGCCCGTTTCGCATCGGAAGGCAAGAACGGGATATTCGGCGCCGCTCCCACTCCGGACGAGGCCTTCGATGCGGCTTTCCCGCAAAAGTAAGCAGTGAAAGGACCCACCCATGAAAAACATTTGCATTCTTCTGGCATTGTTATGCCTGCCTCTCTTCGGTCAACTTCCGACTCCTTACTACCCGGATGGACCTTCTGAAATATCGAACGCCACCCAACTGCAAGGCATCAAGATCTGCACGGGCACACCCACCAACACACAGCTATTGACCTACTCGACTGCGAACGGATGCTGGCAGGCGGCTAGCGGGATCACCGGCAACGTCATCGGCAACGTCACCGGCACGGCCTCGTCGACGATGCTCTATTCCGACGTCGGATCGAGCGCCATCGCCACCTACACCATAACCGGAGGAGGGAGCTACTCGGCCAACGACGTGCTCTCTGTGGTGCAAACCCGAAGCGACGGCGGAACCGTCGTGGGTGCGAGGATCAAAGTGCTCACCGTGTCCGGGGGAGTGATTCAAACTTCGGCCCTGCAATACGGCGGGTTCGGGCATTCTGTCGCGAGCGGACTGGCCACCACGGGCGGAACGGGAACCGGCGCGACGGTTTCCATAGCCACCCTCACGGCTCCGGGGAACAGCAACGTGCAGGGTTCGCAGGACACGCTGTTCGCTTACTCGATTCCGGCCAACACTTTAAACGCCAACGGCAAAGCCGTACGGGTCACGATCTACTATCAAGCGAACGCCGGCGCGGACCTAAAATACCGCTATCTGGCGATTGGCGGGAAGCAAGTCAGCTTCGGGGGCAACACACAGGCGAACGTGCCGGCGCGTGCGGTTCTGGATGTCGTGCGGCTCACGCCCACCACGTTTCTGGTTTATTGGAACGATCAAATGGCGACAATATACAATTACATCAACCAAGCCGCCACAGACAACCCCGTGACGCTCGATCCGACGACCCCCATTGCTGTCGTGTTTTCAGGGCTCGACAACTCGAGCGGCACCGCGAATGAAGTGACTTTCCTGGGCGCGACGGTACAGCAGTTGTAAAAAAGAAACATGCGCCTGTTCCTGGCTCTCCTGATGGCCCTGAGCCTCTCCGCGGAGTCCCGCTGGACAACGAAGGCCTACCGCGCCTCCGTCGCAGCCGTGGCGGCCGCCTCCATAGCAGATGCAGCCACGTCGCTGGGCAAGGGCGAATCGAATCCGGCGCTGCGCTCTCCAGGCGGAACGTTCGGCGCGCGCGGCATCGCCATCAAATCCGCCATTGTGGGCGCATCGGCAGGGATCGGCTGGCTGGCAACCCGCCATCGTTCACGCGCCATCCCGGCGATTGCCAACTGCGGCATGGCGGGAGTGTACGGCGCGATCGCGCTGCGTAATTCCAAACTGAGATAACCATGCTGCACTTCTTGTCCGACCATGGGGCGGTACTGGGTCTGCTGGCCTTGGCCTTCATCGTCACCATGCCCGACGAGCCGCCGGCGAATCTGCGCGCTGTGCCTGGCTGGCTTTACAGGTGGATGGCGCTGGCTGGAAAGACCTTCGTGTCGTTCCGCTCGCCGAAGCCGAAAGTCGAGGCGTGAAATGCTGGAATTCTGGGACGACGAGGACCTGGTGGGGATAGACGGGATCTGTGGCAGGAAGGCGCGGCGCGCGGATCTACGCCGCGCCCGGTTTATTTCTTTGCGGCCGGTTTTGCCTTCGTCTTCGTCTTCCGCTTCGTCTCGGTGGCCGGTTTCGTTTTCGGTTTCATGCTGATTCTCCCTTTCGTTTTCAATCCTACCAGATCAATTGCGGGATCACTGCACGATTCTCCGCTCGCCTTCGAGGCGCGATAGCCGCGTGTCCAATTCCACAAATTTAGCCAGCGTCTCGGAATGGTTCCTTTCGATCAGTGCCCGCAACTCGGCAAAATCCGCCCGCATCTCTGCCCGTAGCAGGTCCTTGGTGTCCGCGAATCTTTGATCCATCGCGCGCGTCAGATCGCTGATCCGCGTATCCACGTGTCTGTTTTGAAACAGCACGCCCAGGAAGACCACAACTAAAGTGGCCACCGGACCGATGGCCATGGCGATCAGTTGAAATTGTTCGGGCTTCATTTCTGCCCCATCATTTCGTAAACCTTGCCAGTCAGCAACTTCACATCGGAGCGGATCTCGCGGATGTCTTCGCGGGTTTCGCGGAAGCCTGAAGTCATGGCGTCGAGCCGGATATTCACGGCATCCAGCCTGGAGTTCAAATACAGAATCAAGATCCCCACGAGCCCGGCGTTTAGGAGAACCGGGAGCCCAACGGAAAAGTATAGCTGCGTGTTGTTCATGATTCGATTATAGCATTCCTAGCGCTAGGATTCAACGCTTTTCTTCCTCTTCGTTCTTGCCTTCCCACCCCACCTCGCGCGGTTCATCGCTTCCGCATGCGCGCGCTTTTCTTCATCGGATTTGTCGGCCCACCGTTTTTTTCCCATCGCCACCGCTGCTCGATCTTTCGGCATGCGACAATCATACTCCTTGCGCTAGGAAATTGCAAACTAGGTATCTTTTTTCCTTGCTATCCTAGCGGTAGGATGGGACAATAAATCATGAGCACACACTGCCTGGAACCCATGACCGAAGAGGAGATGTACGCCCTCGAATTCAGCCCCGAGGAACTCTGCGAAGAGCCTTCGGCCGAAGAGCCGGAAGTCTCGACGACCTGCCCGGTCTGCATGAGCGAGGACCTGGACTTCGCATACAACTACGCGCAGACCGACCCCGAGACGGGCTATAACGACTCCGGCGAAATGTACCACTGCCGGGCCTGTGGCAAGGTGGGCGATGCCGAAGACTGCGCCAGCATCGGCCCCTTCCCAGCGGCCATCGGGATCCGCCCGCACAGCGAGACGGCGCCGGCGGTCCGGGAGGTTGCGGCATGAGGATACGCAAGGTGGATGCAGACCGCCCCAAGTCGATGTCCGAACGCCTGCGCGAGCTGCGCGCGGTGGCTTACGAGATCGGCGATATCGAGCCGCGGAAGTGCGAATTGTGCGGTCGGAAGAGCGAAGGCGCGAATCTGTGCGCGGAGTGCGAGGCGTACGTGAAGGCCCAGGACGGGCAGGAACTTCTGCCCCTGGAGGCCTCCCATTGACCACCATCCGTTTTTCCCGCAATGTGCCCATCGACCTGATTCTGGAGACCACCACGGGCGCGCGCTTCACCCGCCCAGGCAAACAGGCGCAACGGATTTTCCTGGCGGATGGCGGCCGGCGCTTCTACTTGCCGGAGCCTTCGGCCGACGAGCTGGTCCGCGAGCTGGCCAGGCTGGGCATCGACGCCGGGGAACCGATCCTGATCTGCCTGGAGACCTTCCAGGGGCATGGAGACCGCTATGCGGCTTCGGCGCGCTGGCGGGTTTACAGGGCGCCGCTACGGATGGGCCAGCAGAAGGATGGGACTTTCATCGTGCCGGCAATTCCGGGATCCATGGCCGATAAGACGAATGGGGGCAGACGGTGAATCTAATCAGGGTGGTGCCGGACGAAAAAGCCGAGGAACTGGCGTACGACGAGATGGTCGGGTGCCTTGTCCGCTTTCTGTTCTACGCGGGCGTGGCAGCCGGGAGCGTCATGCTGTGCCTCGGGGCCCCCAACCCTTGGGACAAGCCGCTGGCAGAGGTCAATCTGTACGAGGCGAGCAATTACGGCCTGAAAAACCTGGGGCTGGCGGCGATCATGCTCGGAGCGATGATACAGGCGTTTCGGCCTAAGAAACAATACTACCGGCGCTGGTTCAAGTTCGGACTCATCGGCCTCGCAACTTTCATCCTCTGGAAAGGGGCGGCCCAGCAATGACGCGCACCACGCACCAACTCACCCGCTGGCTCATGAAGGAAGTCCACGGCATAGAGATCCCCCGCAAACCAGCGCGGCGAGAACGTGCCGGACCGGCAAGAAATTGGCGCTACCGATTGTGGATCCGATCTCTCCCCTGCGCCGTCTGTGGACTCGAGCCATGCGGCGAAGCGGCGCACACGGGCGACGATGGAGGCCTCCGGCAGAAGTCCAGCGATTACTCGTGCATCCCGTTATGCCCTTCCTGCCACACGACGGGCCCAGCGGCTTACCACGTCCTCGGATACCTGGAATTCGAATGCCGGCATTCGATCGACATCGACGAGCTGGTCCGGCGGTTAAATGGTCTATGGTTTCGAGAGAAGGCCAGGAGGCAGGCATGAGGCCGTTGTACCGGGACGATTTGGTGGCAGGGCAGTGCGAGACGCCGGGCTGCGATCACGCGCACGATGACGAGTTGGTGATGATCGCGCGATGTCACCCGCGGGCTGGCGTGGAGGTCACATACCGCAAGGCAGCGGGCATTGCGGAGCTGCGTTGCGTGCGATGTGGCAAAGAAGTCGTCACGCTGCAGGTGGCCTGGAGGGCGGCGCCGAATTTGCGTCCGTAGGTCTTCCTCATCCCCAAACGCACCGGGGGAATTCGACGGAAGCAAGCGAAGCGTTTCATCCAAAGAATTTAAGGGGCGCAAACGAGCGCATGACGGCCCGTTAGTTCGACAGCTTCCGGCTTGGATTCAGCCGCATGGTGGCCTTCGCGCCCCTCTTCGATGGACACTGAGATTCTACCAGGAACGGCTACACTGACTCTGTATGAAAGCGGCGATTTATGCCAGGGTGAGCACGAAAGACAAGGGGCAGGACGTGGAGAACCAGCTCGCCCAGCTCCGTCGTTACGCCTCGGAGCGCGCTTGGGAGTGCGTGGAGTACGTGGACCACGAGACCGGGAAGACCTCGGCCGGCCGGGCGCAGCTCCAGGCGATGTTCGCGGCCGCCAGCCGGCGCGAGTTTAACGTCGTGCTGATCTGGGCCCTGGACCGGCTGTCGCGCGAGGGTGTCTCGAAGACCTTCGAGCACATCAAAATGCTCCGTGGGTATGGCGTGGAGATCGAGTCGTACACCGAGCCCTACTTCCGCACCACGGGCCCGGTCGGTGAGCTGGTGATCGCGATCTTCGCCTGGATCGCGGAGCAGGAGCGCATTCGGATCTCGGAGCGCACCAAGGCAGGCCTGGCCACGGCCCGCGCCAAGGGTAAAACGCTCGGGCGCCCGTGGAGTGTCATCCCGCGCGGCCGCATATACGAGGATCGCAAGCGCGGCCTGAGCTGGTCGGCGCTCGAGAAGAAATACGGAATCTGCCAGTCGTCGATCCGGAACGCGGTCAAACGCGTGGAGACATTCGAACGCGCGCGAAAGCCAATAAAACGGCCCCTGCAACAATCCCCTTCCAAGCCTGGCCGCAAGTTCATCAAAACGAAAACGCGCTAGAGGCCTATTTGCGCCTGCGGTATGCGGTCGATTGTTGCAGGAAGCTGGCGTAGCTCGGCCTGTTTTTGCAGCTTTCGCGGTCGGGAACGCGCGCGCGGTGGCCAGCGCCACGCACGATAAGACACACCTCTACGCGTGCGCGCGCGAAGAGATCAGCGCGCGGAGTCGATCTTGGGTATACGTGCCGAGTTCCGCCAGGGCGCGGTCGTTCGGACAAAGGGTGAAGGCCACTCTTCAGCCGGCATCTCCCGGAATTCCGCTATGGCTTCTTCACTGGGGCGGACCGCCTCGATTACGGAGCTGCGGATCTGCTCGAGCCGCTGGGGCGCGGCATCGGTCATGCGGCGCCGTACGCGCATGTACTGCTCGACGGATCGAGCTTCTATCGCCAGACCGTTGGCCTTGAGGGTGCCTTCCAGGATCAGGCCGCGAACGGCCTTCGCGCGCACGCGCAGGAATCGCGCCGCCTCGGGTACGCTGAGCCATTCAGTGGTATATTCGGATTGCATCTGCAGGCCCTCGCCGGCCTTCAGGTGCAGGGGGCTGCGCTGGGCGCATGGAGCGCGGCCCCCCGGAAACTTCAGCGAGGCGGCACTACGCGCTCCCCGCAGGGGACGGTCTTTCGGGAATCGGCCCACCACGGCAGCGGGCCGTGCCAGTTCCACACGCAGCCAGGCTTGCGCCAGCGGTCCAGATAATGGCGCTTGGGGAATCGCACCACGTCGCGGTAATACCGCCGCCGTTGCTCGACGCTCAGCATTGCCTCTCACGCTCGCGCCGCCAGCGCTTAACGGCGCGCCAGCACACCACCCCCAGCACGGCGACCCACGGCAGCACCGCCAGCAGCACGGCCACGTCGGCGCGCACGTAGGTAACGAACTCTGGATTCATCGTGTGTACTTCATCGTAAACCGATCAATGCAGACTTTCACACGACGCGGCCCGGAGACGTGGGCGGGTCCCGGACCGCGCTGGCGTGCGCCGCCGGACGGTGAGCCGCGGCGGAACCCGGGTTAACTTCCGCTGCCCGCGCTCATGGCGCGCATGGCCGGCGCGCTCGCGATATTGCGCGCTTCGAGGGTGGCCAGCCACTTGTCGATCTCCGGCCGCTGCCGCAGGAAATCCTTTTGCCCGTCGCTGGTGATCACCTGGTGCGTGCCACCGTTCGCCAGGAGCAGTTCGATGTGCGCCGGCACGGCCGGCACTTCGCGATAGCCCACGATCTGGGTCGCGTTGTAGTTGCAGCTTTTGCCGAACCGGAAATTGAGCGGAGCTTTCGTCGTTACTGTCTTGCCTTCTGCCATATGGATACTGCCTCCTTGGGGATAGGTGGATTGAAGGGGCGGAAGCTCTCAGAATCGCATCGCCAGGCCCGCAGATTCGACGCCTACCAGGCGCGCGGCCGCTTGGGCGGGGCGGCGGTGCCCCGGCCCACCGACAGCCGCCAGGCCCGCCGCCGCATGCGCTCGATCAGCGGCCACGCCTCACTGGTCTGGTAGTCGAGCAATTCCTCCGGCGTCATAACGCGCGGCCGGAGATCCGCGCCGAAGACAAACAACTCGCCACACTCCACGCAGATTCTCGCCATGCCGGGAGTCGGGGCGCTGCCGCCCGGTTCGCTGGCGCCGGTGAGCAAGAACCCACAGAATGGGCACGGGCCTTTCGGAATGTGGTGATCGCGCCATGGCTCACTCAT